AGGTTAGTATGAGAGGTGATTTCTGTCTGCCATTGCCTATACAGTGTGAAAGGGACTACAATTAAGGTGTCAAAGAGGTGAGGAGAGGGTGCGGTGGATGGTAGGACAGAGAAACACATGGGAGTGCTTTCTGGATGGAGATTGCTCATAGGTAAACGAGAGGGCGATGGACGCAAAGGAGAAAGAGCCAGCTGACTTACATGGCCGAGCGCCATCAGAGTCTTTCCCATTCCAGTGGCATCACCTAGGATGGCAAATTGACTGAAGAGAAGTCCGCCTGGTGGTGTAACAGGCATCCCGTGGCGAAGAGTTTCTTCATACACTTTCATTGCGGCTAACGTAGCAAGTTGATGGGGACGAAGAGGGAGTGTTACGTGTGGAGGTTGAGGAGCTTGGGCGGAGACCTCTGTGAGCGCATGTGAAAACGTTTCTTGAAACAATTCCATATGAGATCTTACAGTACGTATTGTAGACATCTTGAAGGGGTCGTCTTGAATCTGTTGGTTGTGAAGAAGGGAATCCTTAGGCGTATCTAGACGCTAGCGTAAAACGCACGTAGAGACGAGTCTTTGATAAAGTTCTTAAGTGTCATTGCGGTGAGCTTCATGAGTGGGTTGACCTGTTCACGCAGACCTTTCTTGTCAAAGGTGTTCGAGCCGTGACTAATGACAAGCATCGTCTTAAATGGGTCGAGCTGAATCATAGGATGCCTGTAGTTTTCTAAGAAAGATTTCTCTTCAGCATGAGTGACTGTCTCGTCATACGTGTGAGAGAGGGCATAGGAGCGGCGCCAGGCCATTGTGCCGTTCGTGGCGTGATTTGCATGATAAGGGCCAAGCTTGTAGATCTTGCGGATGTCTGTATAATACAAATAGAGTTCTGAGCAGCCGGCAAGCTCAATGGCTGGATTCCTGTTAAAGGAGGTGACTACGTGCTTCACTCGATCTGGACTGTAGTAATCGTCGTCATCCATGGCAATCAGAATAGGTGCACGGGCTTCCTTGTTGAGTCGGTTGCGCTTGGCACCGATTAAGAGTTTTGTAGGGTGGCGAATATATCTGACATTAGGAATGGACTTTGCCGCCGCAGCAAAGAAATCTTCTACGCAGTCCTCGCCGTCGTCTAGGATAATCCATTCCATCTTGTCAAGAGGGAAGTCCTGTGACATGTAACATGTTACAAGCGCTGGAAGAAATTGACGGCGGTTGTAGGTAGGAGTGAGGATAGAGACAGCTGGGGTTGCGGTATGAGGAGAGCTGGAAAGGAGAGTGCTTTGAGAACATTCCATTTATTTAGTTCTGGCTGTGGTTCTTTAGCTTGTTGAACGGGCGCAGGGGTGGAAGCAAGACCAGGGGTGGACGCGAGACCAGGGGCGGACGCAAGACCAGGAGCGGAAGGGGGTGTATCTGTCATGGATTCTGAGGATCTGCCTATACGCGAGCTTGATTTATACTCTTCCTCCACATCTTCTTCCACATCTTCCTCTTCTCCTGAGTCTGACGATTCGCATACAGGAGGGGACTGAGAGGGCTGGAAAGCTTGATAGATCGCATACATGAGACCAGAGAAGATAACACCAATAAAGAGGACTCCACCCCCTGTAAGAAGGGCTTGGATTGTTGAATTCAGAGCAGGCTTCGGTTTATCAGATACGTGATCTTCTAGTTTCTTGAAATAGTCTGTCGCCTTCGATGCAATCGAGTCTGCAATATTTTCCTTTGTACCATCTGGCAATTTTCTATTGTCATTTTCATTCGGCCAGCCGAAAAAGAACTCCCGTGCAGAATTCATTGGATTTTTCGGATCATACGGATCCTCTCCTTTCTTTGGCGGTGCGACTTCAATCGGAAAGACTGATTTAAACCTTGGCGGTGTTCCTCCTAGGTTTAACCTAGATCGAATGGAGCGGAACAAGTAATAAGGAATGAAGACAGGTGCAAAAATGGCTGTGTAAATACAAATGAGAACACGGAAAGGGTAAAGCCTATGCAAATTGTCGAAAGCGGCGTATCCAACAAGACGATACACAACAAGAATGTAAAAGATAAGGCCTAAGACCCCTGCTACAATCTGAAGCGCCTGTATGGCAGCATCCAAGGTGCTCTGTGTATCGGGCACCTTTGCGCCCGATATGTCTATGCCTGATACATCAATGCCCGAGAGGTCCATCTGGATAAGTCCAGGAGGAAAAGTCTTCTCTTTAATCAAATGGTCTCCTGGACTGTCGTCATCCCTTCTTACAATCGAGTTGATACGCTCAAGGCAAAGACACTTGCCGTTTTACAGAAGTACAAGATCCCGAAGGAGAGGATTCATGTAATTGTTGCAGATGAATCACAGGCAGAGTTGTATAAAGCTGGAGGAGTCGGTGACATGGTAGGAAAGATCATAGTCGGTGTAAAAGGGTTAGCTGAAGTTCGGAATTGGATCTTCAGACACTATCCTGTCGGTACACCGCTCGTTTGCTTCGATGACGATGTGCGAGGGATAATTGAGTATGATAGTAAGGCTCGTCGTAACGAGCGACCCTTACGTGACTTGGTGGGAGTATTTGAGCGTGGGTTTACGGAATGTCGTGCCTCAAAAGCACGCCTCTGGGGAGTCTATCCGAGTGCAAATGGATTTTTCATGAAGCCAACTGTCACAACTGATCTGCGGTTCATTATTGGAAGTTTCTGGGGGTGTTTCAATCCAGGGCGTGAGATCGAGATTACACTCGGGAGTGAAAAGGAAGACTATCAGAGAACACTCTTGTTTTGGGAAGCAGATGGTGCAATTGTTCGGCTAAACTTTGTATCGCCTAAGACGGCCTATTATAAGGAACCCGGCGGCTTGCAAGAGGGGGATCGTGTAGGGAATCAGCGGAAAACAGTAAAGAAAATGTTAAAGAGGTGGCCTACTTTGCTTGCGGAGAGGTTTGGACGGAAGTCTGGATTTCCTGAGGTGCGGCTAGTCGCTCCAGCTGGAGATACACCAAAGAAACGGCAAACACGTAAAATAAGACGTGGGTCGTATGCGTTTACAACGCATACTTGATATCTCCCATGCCCGACTCCACAACAAAGAAGTTCAGATTCTCTACATACACATTCAAACTGTAAATGTAGGTACTCGCAGTCGGCAGCGGATACACACCCAGATCAATCTGAAACTTGTGGATGCGGCTTGCATTCAAGGATCCGCTCGGCTGGAAGCCCGGGCTCGTCAGTTCAAAAGAATAGACAGGAATCTTACGATCAGCTCCGCCTGAAAGTGTGCGAAAAGGGGTAATTTCCGTAAAGAATTTCGCCGGCTTCACTTCCTGAACTTCATTACCATCTGCAATAACTCTCAGAGTCTGAATGATATCAAGTTGGCTTGCCGGGATTACCACACCGGAAGCAGTGTCCCGTATAAAGTTTGTAACATCATGCGTAGTGTTCTTAGGACGGTTCGGCCAACTCCACCAGTTTGTGAAATTCAGATAGTCATTACGATAAAAGAGCGCATCAGATCGCCGAGGGAGAATCACGAGCCGTGTAATCGGGTTATGAATCTCCAGATCAAGGAGCTGACTTGCAATGATCTCAGGAAATGGAACCAGAGTCACTTGGCGGAGGAGATACATGACAGGGGTGGTTGCAAAAATAGTTCGTTCTGTATCAGGAAGAAAGACAAACGTGGAGTGCAGAGTTGGGGCGGCGGCCCAGGTATTGAGAGGTGGGGGTGCTGTACCAACATCAGTCAAAAAGTTGCGTATCTGTGTATCGGAGTCAGTGATATTTGTAAAAGGGGGTGTATTGTATGGTGCCGTGCTTAACATACTGTAGCCGGGCGCCATGCGTGTGCCTCCCATATCCAGGGTAGTGTACAGATTCTGAGAGGGGGCGAGGGTGATGTTCACATACACTTCATAGTATTGCAAGCCAACTAGAGGAAGAGCTTGTCCTTGCTCCGTAAACCAGAAAGGAATAGGGACATAGACTGTGGTTGCAGGAATGGAGGGGACATTCGTCTGTGCACCAAGACCTGTGCGGGAATCTTGAT